TCTTGACGGCTTGGAGCTGTTTCAAAAATAGTTCCTTGGCCAGGATGAGTATGAAAATCAACTATTGCAGGAGATCCTGGAGCACGTCTTGCTGTACGAAGATCAAACGAGTTTGGCATTACAGCAGATTCTGAGCCTCGGGTGATGACTGACTCACCGCCTTCATTAGCCAATCCTATGACTGAATGCTCTCTGCCTGTTTGGTTAGTTAAACGTAGTGCTTCACGAATTTTTTTGGCTTGTTCTGGAGCTTCTTTGTTGATGAGCTCTCTAAACTTTCTAAGAGCAGACAAACCGCCTGCTTCAGCATCGCTTGCATCTAAACCAATCAATGCAGCACCAGCTTTGCGTGCAATTTTGCCGCCCGGTATCAGCATCAAGCCCACATCCATTGGCGTTTGAGGGATTATCATCTCTGCAGCAAACTGAGCTGCTTCAGCTGCTGCGGCTTTGGTTTCTTTAGAGCTAGGCTTTGCACGCTGCTTAGGATAGATACCAAATGCAGCTTTGGTTTCATCAACCTCACCGCCTTTGGCGTATGCTTTGACCTGAGTCAATCCGCCTTCAGACCACTTGACTTTGTTGGCCCAGTACGCGGCGCTAGCTGGTCCTTTAGCGATATTGGCAGAGTGCCGTGCTTTGAATGATGCACGCTTTGCCTTCATGCGGTCTGACTCACCTTCTTTAGGTTTGCCTGCAGTACTTGCACCTTGTTGACCAAAACGGATAATCTTCTCCTTGCCATCTACCTTGGTCTTCACAATGTGCGACTTGGTCGGGTGGCTTGGAGTGCGCCTAGGTTGATTCAAAGGCAGACTATCTTTGTCAACAGGGTTGGTCATTTCTTCCTCGCTGCTCGCATGTTGTCTACAAGATTTGGGTAAGTGCGTCCTGCCTTCTCGGCAGCAGCCTTAGCTGATGACTTGGCTTTGGATGACAGAGGCTTGCTCTCGCCAAGATCTTTTGGGCGTTTCTTTTCCCAGACTGGTTTTTTAGGCTGCATATGGATTTATCCTCGGTTTTTGAGAGACTTTAGGCTCGTCAATATCTTTTGCTTGAGGGAGCTCAAACCATCCATCATTCTTGAGATAAATGATAGCTTGCGTAAACGTGTCAACATAGTCATCGTGCTCCGCTACTGGGAACTTGCCCAGTTGTTTTATGAATGCTGCTGCCCAACTAACGTGTTGGCCAGGGTTCTTGCCTGATTCAGGTATCCACAACAAACCTAGCTCCAAGGTCGGAGCAGCTTGGTGCGCACGCGATACTTTATCCGCTAATCCTGGATTATAGCCCACAGCAGGCACTTTAGCTAATCGTAAGTCTTGTAGCAAGGACTGGCCGCTGGCTTTGGCCTCGACCAAGATCCTGTCTGGCCGCCTTGCACGAGAGTGCGGTGAGTCTTTGGTCATGCCGCCGTACTCGGTGGTCCAATCCTTGATTGCTTTTGCACGCAGGTCAGGATAGCTGAGGTGCTCATCCCATGCATCGATCAACATGGCATTGCGTTCGCCTTTGTGCGTAAACATTGCCCAGACCGTACATGCCGTAGGGTCTCCAGTGGTTTTCTCGGTAAAGGCACAGTCATACGACTGCAAGATGTATTCGAATGGTGGCAACCCTGAAGTTGCAGGCCACATGTTGAAGCAATCGGTCTTGAGGATACCGCCTTGACTAGGAACAGGATCTTGCTGCAATTGGCCAGCAGTTCCGTATGAACCGAGCAGCTGCTTCAGGTTTGTGATCTCTTTCTTGCCAAACCGTTCAGGGCAGATCAATTCGCCCTTGACTTTGCGTGGGTCGTAAGGACCAAGCACGGTTGTTCTTTGCTTGCCATCCCATTCAGCCGGTATGCAGATGTGTTCCCAACCTTTGATGTCTTCAAGGATGTGGCCGCTGATGTCAAGCTCGTGCAGACGCTGCATCACGGTGACCATTGCATCGGTCTTTGGGTTGTTTAGACGGGTTGACCATACCATGTCAAACCACTCAAGGTCTGAGCTACGCATGACCTCAGACTGGGCAGCTTGCGCACCGTGAGGATCGTCAAGTATCAAACGGGATCCACCCTCACCAGTTGCCGTGCCGCCGACTGAGGTTGCCAGCCTATAACCGGTCTTGTCGTTCTCAAACCTCTGCTTTGCGTTTTGATCACCGGACAGGGTGAACATGTGTGACCATCGGTCTTGGTACCAGTTTGATTGCAGCAGGCGACGGGTCTTCAAGTTGTCACGAGTGCTGAGGTTGCCTGAATACGAAGCACACAGAAACTTCTGCTGAGGATTGACAATCCATTCCCAAGCAGGCCACATCACAGAGACAATGGTCGATTTGGAGTGACGAGGCGGGATATTGATCAGCAGCCGTTTGATGTCACCAAAGGTAATGGCCTCAAGATGTTCACAGATTGCCTCAATGTGCCAGCTGCCAATGAATGGAATGCTTGGCTCAACAACATGCCAAGATTGTTTGACAAATTCGTATAGATTGCTCTCAGCTTTGCGACGAAGCTGTTCCCTTGTAATCAGCTCGCTCAGAGCTTTGTGATCCAAAGGGGCGTTCATTCAGTCTTTGCAGCTTTGCCGAGCAAGGTTTGCATCTGAGCCAGCTCCGTGTCGCTCAGACCTTTAAGGTCCACAACCGTAGTCTCGATTGCTCCGCCGTTCGGCCCGCTGATCTCACTGCGTGCAAGCTTCGGTACGTGATACTCGACCACAGATTGAAACAAGTTGAATGCCTTCTCAGGGTTTGGCCTGATCTCATAGACCATATTGCCTTGACTGTCATAAACCTTATTGCCGTCTTTGTCCAGCATCGGCTTGCCGTTTGCCACCAAGTCAAGCCAACCGGCCAAACGGTGTGCATTGCCATCAACGAACTCAGCGATTGCAGCCTTTGCCGTCAACGTGATCTTGTTCTGCGTGCCTGCAGCACGGCCTGAACCGGCAGGACGGGTAGCACCAGGCTTGGCACCGCCGCCATTGTTCGAGCCAGGTAAAGCACCGGCTTTTCGCTTCGGTGCAGGTGTTCGAAGTTCCATAATCAACCCTTTCGGTCAGATTGTCTATTTTGGATTGTATTGTATTCCTTATTGCGCACGTTTGTATCTACGTCTTGCTAGGAACCGCCACAAAGCGCTTGAGCCACTCAGGAGGCTGATCACCATAGACGTAGGCCAGCAACATGCTGTAGGCCTCATTAGCCCCCTCGCACACAAAAACCTCGTAGCCTTTTGCACGCAGCTTGTCGATCACCTCGTTTTGGTTGCTGCTAGTTCTGCCGCCAATCTTCTTCATTTCGATGAACAGACCGTGCTTGTTCTCTCGTGGCTCTGCGAGAAATAGGTCAGGCGCTCCTGCCAGCACGCCTTCCCTCTTCATCTGCGCAGCTACGCGTATGTCTCTCTTACCACCGTTCGGGATGCTCATAAAAACCAGTTCAGGATGGAAGTTGCGCACTCTGGCAACTAGCAAAGTTTGCTCACTGGACTCAGATTTTGTAGGCTTGTTTTTCATGGTTTCAACTAAACTTTTCCATCTTTTTTAAGATCGAGGATCGAGATCGAGTTTGTAAAAATCCAACCGGCCACCGGCAGCATATATACTTTTTTTAAAATCTATATATGCATTCTGACCATCTACTTTATATACATTTACTCTATCCTCGATCCTATCTAATAAATAAGCTAATGAAATCAATAACTTAAAAGAGATCGCGTTGAGGATAGAGTTGAGGATCGGATTAGGTTCAGTCACTCTAAAAGGTCTTTTTCGTTAGTTTCGTCCAATTTTTTTCTCACAATGACGTTGATTTCTTCCGAGTCCATTTTTGCAAGATCATTGAACGCTATCTTCTTAAACCAAATTTGACACATGCTTCCCTTCCATTTCACAGACCTTTCCATCTTCATGTAGCCTAGTTTCATGAGCATTTTGTTCAGTGCTTTTCCCTTAGGAACCTCAGCATCTTCAATAAAACTCATAGCAGTTGTGAGGTGTTTACTAGAGAAAATCTCCTTGCTAAAGCCGTATCCTCCCTCTTCTAGCAAGGTCTTTATCGTTACCACATCATCTGACGTATTCAGGCCAATCATCTGATTCTTAGCAAAAGAGGTAGGTGCTTGGCCTTTAGGATTAAACCCTTCCACAAGCTCATACTCAAGCAGCCACTTCCTGAGTCCAGGTGCATTGTTAGCAATCGACTCAAACAAACGGCTGAAATAATTGCTGTCAGCAACCTTCAAGAGTTCTTCCTGATCATTAAAAGGTGTGAACTGAACCCACCATCTGCGGTCAGTATCCTCCAAAGGCAGAGCATCATGATGGTTTGTGAAAGCAATGTAGTTGACCGTATTAGGTGCCACGTACTCATTGACGCCTTTAGGGTGAATGGTAACCTGATCATTGGTGATGTATGGCTTGATGGTGTTGAGCACATCGTGGCGGTTGTGGCCAACCATACGAATCTCTTCTAAAACATTGACGCATCTGCCTGCCGCCCAACTAGTAAAGCCAGTTCCCAATACACTAGGAGAGACAATGCCTACGTTGGCCATCCCCATGACTCCCATCATCAGGTTGCCAAGCACAGACTTGCCATCACCCTCAATGCCTTTAATCAAAGGTGCCCACCGAATCTTAACGCCAGGGTTCTGGACGCAGTAAGCCATCCAAGAAGTCATGATCTCAGCCGCACCAGGTTCGGTCAAGATCATTGCTAGATGTGCCTTTACAACCTCAATCGCTTCAAGGTCACCTTTGCTATATGCAGCAGGAATGTCTGGCGGGCTGTTTTTGTTGTATTCATTGACACACGGGACTCCATTCATCTCGAACAGATCGCCAACTGCAGGATAGTAAATGATCTTGTCAGGCGTAGGAATGCCCCACAAATCTAGGGCCAAAGTAGCTGCAGAGTCATCACCGGTCAGCCGGTTGAACATGGCACCAAAGCCTGACTGCGTAACTTTCCTTTTGGTCACTATGTTAAAGAACCGGTCTTCATGTGTGACATAGACCCAATCCGCTGCCCAGTCAGGCACTCCATCTCTGCCCTTTGGCTTGATTAGGTTCTTGGCGTCTCCAATAGAAACAGGGAACTTGAACTCTTTGAACTTGTCTTTGAGGATGTGGGCCAAAACACCACGGCTGATATGGTCAATGCCAAGATCTTCCTTGATTGCATCAACCACCTTAGTTCTCAGGTCATTGATGTCTGTGCAGTCCTTGATCTGACTCTCATACTTCTCAAAGGTTCTGGTCTGCTCAGCCTTCTTGACTTCGCCAGCCTTCTTGATGATGGAGGCCAAGGTGATGGCACCACCGCCAGTTCCACGCTGCTCACTAAAAGAATCCCACTTGCTTTCAAGCTCTTGCCGGTTATAGGTCGATGTGCCTTGACTGGCCTCATCCCAGACTTCCATCCACCTAGGATCGCCAGAGCCTTGATGATGCAGCGCCATGCCAAGCTGCAGCCAATCCTCATAGTTGTCAATGTCACCTAGGAAAGGTATGAGTTCATCATTGACCTTGTCAATATCCCAACCGGTCAATGGTGGCTTATAGGTTTCTAAGGCACT